GCGGTATTAGGACAAAAGCTATCCGCAGAGACAGCAGAATCAAAACGGATAGACCGATCTCAGGGAGATAGCACGTTAATGACGATTGCACAACAGATCCAAGACATGATCGATAACTGCCTTATCTTCCATGCTAAATATTTGGCTGACAATAGTCCTGGCAGTTGCTTTGTAAATCGTGACTTTCTGGCTTCTCGTCTTGATCCTCAAGAAATCAGTAGCTTGCTTCAGCTATTTACTTCTGGAACGATTACTCAGGAGACTCTATTAAGGCAACTCCACGAAGGCGAAGTCTTAGGCGATGAGTTCGACATAGAGGAAGAATTAGAAGCAACACAAACGGCGGGACTAATCGAAATGGAACAACCAGAAGAAGAAGAGGAACCAGAAGAAGAGGAAGAGTCAGCCGAGCCTGAAGATGTCGATGAGACTGAGTAATGCCAGACACCCCCGAAGCGTATTACAGAAACGCTCTTGATTTAAACCGTTTTAGTAATGGCGTTCAAAAAAAGTTAAGAGATTCATATAACAGAATTATTGTTGATGCCGTAGAGAAACTTTCACGGATTAATGAAATGCCTTTGGAGACGAGGCCAAAATATAAGGCTGCTCGTTTAAAAGCATTACTAAAGCAAACAACAGAAAGCTTGGCGAGGTGGTCAGGTAAAAGTGAAAAAACAGTAATTAAAGAATTACAAGGTTTGGCAAAAGTGCAAGTCGATTTTGCTGTTAATCAATTAGAAGCGGCTTTGCCTGCTGGAATAACAAGCTCGGTTAATTCTGTTGAGGTTTCGGCTTCTTATGCGGAATCGGTTGTAACGAAGAAAGCAACAGACTTAAATGCTTCTTTACTGTCTGATGATCTCGAGGCAAAAGTAAAAGGAGTTCCACAAAAATTCTCCTTAACTGCAAAGAAAGGCTCTCAGATCACGCTCCCTAATGGGGAAGTTCTAACTAAAGCATTTCGAGGATTAGCCGCAAGACAAGCAGATTTGTTCGGGCGGAATGTTCGTGATGGGTTGCTTTCTGGGGAAACAACACCGCAGATGGCGAGGCGGCTTTATGGTATTTTAAAATTTGAAGGTGGTGGAAAAGCTACTAATAACCAAATTTCAACTCTTGTTAAGACAAGCGTTCAATCTGTTAGCAATCAGGCAGCCCAAACTGTTTATGAAGCCAATCAGGATATAACAAAAAAATATAGATGGATTGCAACTTTAGATTCTCGAACTGCTCCAGAATGTCGGATCTTAGATCAAGAAACCTATGAGTATGGACGAGGCCCAGAACCTCCACAACATTTCGGGTGCAGATGTCGAACTACTGCTGTTCTTGATTACGAAGGTTTAGGCGTTGATCCTCCTAAATATAAATATGTAAAAAGGTCTGGAGAAGGTGGTTCAGTTCCAATGGGAACGTCTTATGGCAAATGGCTAAATCAACAATCTGCTTCTTATAAAGCCAAGGTTTTAGGTCAAAGCAAAGTTAAATATTTTAATGCTTTAGCAAAGAAAAGAAATGCACAAGGGAAGGTGATGGGGCCAGACTGGGCTTTGAAAAAGATGGTCAGAGAAGATGGATCAGCCAAGACTTTAAAGCAATTAGAAAAAGCCTATACAAAAACACCTTCTAAGAAACTGGCGGCAAAACCTAAAAAGACAAAACTGCTTTCAGATAAAGAGAAAAAATCACTTGCTGAGTTTGAAAAAATCAAACCACCTTCAAAGGCTTTAATAGCTAAAGAAGGACAATATATGACTGCAGCTGAAAAAGCTGGCAAAGTTAAATATGTTCCGTTAACACAAGCACAAAAAGATTTAATTGACAAATCTGTTGCCGAAAGTTTGGCACAAGAAAAAGAATATAAATTATTAACTAAAAAAGTTGGATCAATTAAAAATAAAGAGGATTACATTAGGCAGTCAAAAGAAAATGAAGCAAAGATAAGAAAATTAAAATCAGATTTTAAAAAGGAAACAACTAAAACAATTAAAAACAATGACTATACTTACTATGGAGAAGATTTAGTTGGAGATAAATTTGTCAAAGTAGGAACAAAAAGAATTAAAGATATGGGTTATGAAATAGATAATATAATGTTTGATGGAACTAAAAAAATAGGTTGGTCTTCTAAATTTGAACAGTTAGAAGAATATATTGGAAGCTGGAAAGGTGGTTCGGCAAGTACTCAAATGGCTCAAGCTTATCAATTAGAGAAGACTGGAGCCAAACTTTCTACATTTGCTAAATTTAAAGCTAAATCAGCCAAAAAATGGAAAATAGCTAATCGTAATAAATTTATAAAACAAGCTGACGGATTAGAAGAATTTATAAAAAAATCACCTTCTTATGACGGGCAAATTCAAAGAGGTATGACAATAAGAAAAGATCGTTTTAATGAATTTCTTGAAGATTTAGCTAAAGGAAAGCCCACCGCAACACTAGAAAGTTGGTCAAGTGATGTAAGTGTTGCAGATAATTTTGCAGGGATCAAAAGAGTAAAAGGAATAATTGGACCTGATTCTGGTTTTGATAACAGCCGTATTCATACAATGCTAACTGTTAAAAAGAATAAGTATGGATCTTCAATTACACAATTAGCAAACGATTATCAGCATGAAGTAGAAGTTTTAATTCCTTCAAAATTACGTTATAAAATAGTAGATATTGAACAAACTCCTATTGGTGAAACTGGAGAAATGTTCTGGAATATAATTTTAGAACAAATCTAAATTTTCTCGCCGTTAATCGTTAGGTTGATTCCTAATTTTCCACATAAAGCGGCAGCAAATTCTGTATTATCTGATTTTTTATCAAGATCACTTGTATCTATATCAGCCCCTTCCCCTGCAAAAGATGTTGGTGTTGAAAAGCGTTCGGGATCTGCTTTCTTAAAATTGTCAGCCATTGACTTTATATAAATTAGTTTTATCTTATTGATATTAACATATTCTTGCGGTCATGCCTTACAGCAAAAAGAAAAAAAGTAAGAAAGGAGCCAAGAAGAAATAATCTTGATAAGATAAACCTAAACCTTATGGGTATTTATGGCTGAAGAACAGAATCAAGAGGTTATGCCTGTTGACTCTTCTGAGAACGCAGAAGCAGAATCCTTAAAAAATGAGATAGAAAGTCTCAAGAAAAAAAACTATGAGCTAATCGGCAAGATGCAGAAAAAGGAACTTTTGGAAGTTCCTCCTGACTATGAAGCCCTAAAGGAGTTCAAACAAAATGCCGAACAATCTCGACTCGAGCAGGAGGGAAAATACGGAGAAGCTAAAACCGCCCTTGAAAAACAATACAGAGAAAAATCAGGCGAAGACAAAAAACGAATTGAAGACCTCGAAGCAAAAGTCCGAGAGCTTGAACTCGTCAGTCCAGCAGTCCAAGCCTTGGCGGAAATCGTACATGACCCAAATTTAGTATTAAATAATTTTCTACCTAAAGACAAAATAGAAGTTGACAATGGCGTTCCTGTTGTCGTTGATGGATACGAAAGAACTCCTGTCAATGACTGGGCTAAAGCCAAACTCCCTGATTATATTTTAAGACAACCAAAACCACAGGGAGGAGGTGCACCTGTAGGTAAAGCAACAGGAGCAGATTTGCCTGTTGGGATGAAAGAAAACCCATTCGAGAATGGCGGAAATGTTACCGAACAAATGCGGTTATATAAGACAGACAAAGCACTTTATGACCGTTTATTAGCTCAATCGAAGGTAAAACGCTAATATATTTAATAACAGGCGGAGCTATGCCGAGCCGACAGGGTTATGCCCATACCGTAAAACCATTTGGAAATTTAATTTATGGCCACCGTAAGGTCGGACATCATAATTCCCGAGGTCTTTACGCCGTACGTTATTGAGCAAACAACACAGCGTGATGCCTTCTTGGCTTCCGGTGTGGTGCAGCCTATGAGCGAGCTTAATGCGACAGACGGCGGCGACTTCGTGAACGTCCCTTTCTGGAAAGCAAACCTTTCTGGAGATTTTGAAGTATTAACTGATAGCACTTCATTAACACCAAGCAAAATCCAAGCTGATAAGCAGATTGGCGTAATCCTTCACAGAGGTCGTGCTTGGGAATCAAGAGACTTAGCTGCTTTGGCTGCTGGTGCTGATCCTATGGCCGCTATTGGTCAAAAGGTTGGTGCTTATATAGCAAACCAAAGACAAAAAGATCTTCTTGCTGCTCTTGACGGCGTTTTCGGTTCAATCAATGCAAATGACAGCAACTCTGCTTTATTTGCAAACTGCATTGACTCTGAAAGTGGCGACACACCAACAGGCTTAAGTCCTAAGCATGTTGCTAAGGCTAAAGCAATCCTTGGAGATGCTGGCGACCAGCTTTCTGCTGTTTGTATGCACTCAAAGGTCTATTACGATCTCGTAGAACGCAAATTAGTGGATTATGTCGTCAGTGGAGATACTGGTGCTGGTGCAACTGCGTCTGGTGGATCAATTGCTCCTGCATACGCTCCCGGCAACAATACTGTTCCTACATATTGCGGCTTAAGAGTTATCGTTTCTGATGATGTTTCAACCACTGGGTCTGGAGCAACTACAGAATATTCAACATTCTTCTTCACACCCGGAGCTGTTGCTTCTGGTGAACAAGCTGGAATGACAATGGAGACAGATAGAGACATCCTTGCAAAATCAAATGCAATGGCTGTTGATCTTCATTACACATATCATCCTGTTGGTACAAAATGGGCAG